CCTTCAAAATCAACTAGGAATCCACCGTTTACCAAATCGGGAACTTGAGGATTAGTACCGCCAAGAGCTTGACCTACCGTATGTGTAGTTAAATTTAACGATCCTCCGCCATTTGATATGCGAAAATTTATCTTAGCTATGCTCATTATATGCCTTCCGGTAATCCATTGTGTATTTCGATGTCATCAATTACATACCACTCTTCCACTGCATCAACTGCCGGATAAGCTGCCCAATAGTGATTGCCTCCAAAACTCACAGTGTTCCATTTGACGACTTCCGCTGCGGAGGAGGCACACCACGGCATCACATCATTACTAAAACACAAATGACCATTAATCCACTGCTTAACTGCACCATCGGCAACACCCGGAGCAGAATTCATTTTGAAGTAAAATTCTGCCGTAACCCATGTATCAATCCCTAGTGTTTCAGCTACCGTTGCTATATCCCCTACTGGAGATCCATCAATAACGCTCGGATATGGCGCATTTTCGTGAATTCCATCGCCATTTAAATCAGTTACGTTTACTCCCCAGTTTAATGATAGGTCGCCCATTGTCATGTTTCTGGGAAGTTGCTGTGGAGATTGTTCTCCCATGAAATAATTTGTTTCATTTGGGTATCCGCGCAATGCAGTAACATTCCTAAACCCGTAATCCCCCTCACCGCCTAAACCATCCCATATATACATTGGGCCATGCCCATATTCCGGTTTTGTCCCATAGCCATACTCGGGAAAACCCTCTTTTTTGTGGCTAATGCGGAAAAGCTTTCCAACTCCCGATGTAACAGTCCAACCCGGCTGTAATTTAAATCGGAATTTAACATACACTTCGTTTAAACCATCTCCGGGCAATCGCTTAGTTAAAATCGCATCCGAATTCCACAGTCCCGGATTTTGTGTGTCGTCTGCCTCACGCCAGCCCCTTAATGCCCTGTTTCCTATATCCCCTGCATCATCCACGATCTCCATTGTTTCATGCTTTCCGGGATAACCAGTGGAAGGGGCGTAAAGCTGTTCGGAACTTCTAAAATTGGTCCAATTTGTAGGAGTCGCATTTCGAGAACCATCAGGATTAATTCCAACCCATAATGGTTGAGAAGAAAAATCCTCAGAAAAAATCATCTCAACTGGAGAATTGCCCGAGACGTTCCTAAAACCGCCGCGCTTATCTACATTCGTGGAAATGATAGGAGATACCATTGAACGGATCGGAGGTTCCGTTAATGCGTTTAAAACAATATTACTAGGCATCGCCCTATCCCTCTAGTTATTAAGCCGCCGTAGCGTTCAAATCAATAGCAGAAGCCGTTAATGAACTTTGACCCTGAGAAGCGAAGGTTTCAGCCGTTACTGCGTTCCAACCATAGAAAACACCAGCCGTTACAGCAGACCAGTAACCTACATGGGTTACTGTGGTACCGGCAGGTATATCAAATAAGGCAGCAGTACTTAAATCTATAGCACCGGCATCAGCAGCGGCCCAACTCAGTGCTTTACGGGCATAAGCAGGGGAACCTCCGGCTACTTCATTAGAACCAGCAGCATTAGGTTCTGCCGTATGGTAGGACGCATAAACAGCACCGGTTGAAGCCAGTGCAGTTAACATTAAATTCTTAGCGGCAGCATTAAGAGCCATCTTGTCACCTATTCAGTAATAATCAGGGGGTTGACTATAAACCCCGATAATAATCAAAAATCTAAGGAATTGTTGAGATAATTAAGCAATTACCAACCAACGCAAGGAACTCACAGACTTGGCAGTAATTTTAATACCGTCTAATTCGTCTGCTTTAATAGGCAGTAAATCAATAATCTTGGTTTCATCCAAGAAAGTATTAAGAGCTTCAACCAATTTAGCCGGTTCCGCTTCTTTGAGTTGTTCTCGTATTTGGGCTTCAACTGTTTGAATTTCTTGTAATAACTGCTCACAAACCTCCAAAGTCTGGGACAGTTTGATGGCACAAGCAAAAGATACCGACTTGTCTGACAGTTGACGAACAGGCTCAATGGAACTCAATAATTCACGAACAGTAATACGCATAATACAACCTTATAAGTTATTAATAATAAATCGGATACTAACAGCAGCAAAATCTGCCATTTTATTTCACCTTATCCACATAGATAAAAGCAAGGAACTAGCTTTGTTGTATTAGGCTCTTGCGCCCAGTCCAAGACTTGATCCTCGCCTAGTCTTATTTGAGCTACTGTGTATGATCTAACTATGTTATCTGACTGCCTTGCGCCTTTGCCGGGAACTGGACAAGTCGATATTAAATCGCCATCCTGAAAGTTTCCATTGTAGTCGCAAACATTAATAAGACCTTCACCTATTGATTGAAAAGAAATTGAGTCGTATTTATCTAAAATTAATTCAAATTCCTCTTCCTCTGTTTCCTTTAAAGATGAAATCCTGAATTCTGACATCGACCTCTTTAATTCATTGTTTTTGTTTTTGTTTTTGACTTTAACCCTATTCTTTTTTGGCCCCTTAACAGAACCATCATCAAAAACCTCCTCAATTATCGACCTTCTTGCAAATACGCCAACCGCTTTTTTATTAAGTTTTGTGGAAATTTTACTTGTAAAAATTGCATCGCAAATTCCCCTTGTCGAAATTAAAATTCCATCAACAACAATGTCTCCGGGTTCAATGTCTGTAAAAGACTTTTCCATTAGACCTTCATGGCCGCCAGTGAATGGCCCATAAGTTCCTGATGAACCAGCGTAAAAATCCCAAGCTCCACCGTTGCCCTGAACGCCCCTACCGTATGCTGAGTATCCATAGAGTCCTCTTGATGCTGTATTTGTTTGAACCGTGGAACCCCCTACTGAGGTTCCCCCGTTTGCACTACCAACGCCTTGTATTGCCGTATTGGAAGAGGAGACTGCATAAAGACCAAGCCCACTTGTTGAACTTGCGTAAACGCCATAGGAACCGCCTTGAGCATAAACGCCATAGGTTGTACCATTGCCGTATACTCCAGTCGGTCCAGTTCCGTAAACGCCATAAAGCGAGCCGGAGGAGCCAACCACACCCGGAGCAGCACCGTAACATAATCCGTAACCGCCAGCATCGCCAATACCGCTTCCAGAAGTTGATACTCCATATACACCAGTATCAGTTCCAGACGCTGTAATTCCAAAGGTAATTTGATGCTGTGATCCAAAAGATGCGTATGAACTAGAACCTGAATCTCCCATTGTTGTAACAATAGCGCCGGAGGAATTATAAACTTTAATATCGTTAGTTGTTGATTCTATTGATACCCTTCTTCCACCTCCGCTGTTTGTTCTAAAAGTTCCACTTTGTATTGTTGAACCATTTATTATTGCAGCATCAATATTCCCTTTAAACGTTGCATTACCGAAACCGTCTAAACTAAAATTAGTTGTTGTTCCGTTCCAGTATTTTATACCGCCTGTATCTATTTCAACTCGCCAACCAGACTCCGCTGTCTTGATGGTACGCCCTATAAACTCCCCAGTAGTAATAACATCAGCATCCAAATTAGAAATGTAGGCTGATTTTATGTAAACCTTACCTCCACTAATCATAAAGGGGTATTGATCGTCTACTGAAACTCCTGGGTTACCTACAGCAAACGTATCAACATCAAAAATGGCAATACCCGCAGCACCGTTATTATATAAACCAAAACCAGTTACATAACCGTTAACATCTAGTTTAAAAGTACGGTTTGCATAAGCAGGATTAACCAAAGCATTATGGATATTGTCAGCACTAGCCTGAGCTGTATTCGCAGCATTCTGTGCCGTACCTGCATTACTTAATGCAGTATCTGCCTTAGTATCTGCTGAATTAGCAGTTCCTTGTGCCGTTACTGCTTTATCATCTGCTATTGCTGCATTACCTATAGCAGCTACCATTCGATCCTGTACAGTAGACAGTGTTCCGTCAAAATCGACTTGAACTGTAGTAACTCGTTCAGCAAAGGCTCCATCACCATCAACAGTGGCATTTTGAAGTACCTGTATAGCCGACGTATTATCATCAACTTGCACATACAAGGTATCAACGGCATCAATTGACGCTTGATCTCCATCAGCCCGTAAGATTTGTTCACTCTGAATAAGGGCTAAGGTAGCATCAGATTGTGCGGATATTTGATTGATCGACACAGCCAAACCAGCATCAGAAGCCGCTCGGTCTATTAGTTCCTGATCTATGCCCAACTTATTAATTTCAATCTTGGACAAGGTAGTATTAAGGGAGTTAGCCAACCAACTGTTTTCGATTTTATTGGATAACAGATCAACCATATCGGAAATAGTTGGTCTAGCTACGGCAGAAACCGGCCCGTATAAATCCCCTACCGTACCATTAATAGAAACCACTCTTGCCCAATAGAAAAAGGTAGTATTCACTAATACATCTGTTCTATCGAAATAATAATTACTATTAACCTTTATGAGTTCAATTGGAGTCAGATCATTGATGTCCGTACTACGGAAAAGCACAACATGGGCTACTGCATGGGGATTAGTAGCCGGATAGGTCCAACTCACCGTAATCCCACCAAAACTCCCCGAAGCTGACAAAATAATATCAAAGTTAGGATCACCCGGTGCTGGACCCGTCCAATCACCGGTACCGCATACCCATTCCGCCATTACTATCTGCCTCTCAAACTAAAAGTTAACTACGTTAATAACTATAGCTTTTTATTCACTAAACTGCAGAGATTCTTATTACTAATCCCTTACTAACCCACACTAACTAGGACTTATCCCCACACGGTAGTATCAAGAGGTTGCCGCGCAGCGGCACACCTTGAAGGTGCGGATGTGATGGGGATAAGTCTAAGAAGATAAGAAGAAAAAGACTTTTTAACTTATTCTCTCTTACCCGCGCCCGCTGCCTGACACAGGCGTGTTTGGCCGACGTGTCGCTTCGCGCCAGTCGTCCACACTCGTGACAGTCAACGGTCGCTGGAGCGATATTAGAGGGGATAGACGCCACGAACACTACCTAACCCTAACCTACCCACCGGGTACCTGACTTTTGTGTGTTGGCTTCAATTCTGAAGCCCCTACGGGCTTTGGGTACCTGTCAAAGAGGTTGATTAATGTATAACCTGTAAAGGTGTATCGGAAAACCAGCCTAGGGGTGTTATAGAAGAGTTAAGAAGGGGATCTGCTCTAGCCCTTGCAAATAGGAGGGGGTATACACCATGTCCGGGTACTGGGAGTACCCTAACTAGTACCTGTGCGTATCAAAATAAAGCTAAAAATGATCTTGCAAGGGTTATAAACATAGGCTATATTGACTCATACAGTTTTTAATTTGGACTGCAATAGCTCAAATAAGTAGGTAAATATGACACGCCATAAAGAGAATCCATTTATCCATAACATGTTAATTCCACTAAAGGGTAAACAGGTTCGTTTATCCCGTTTAGGGGGAGAAAACAACATATTAATCAATCAAACAACTGGAGAAGTTCATGGAACCCACGTAGTAACCTATAAGAAAGTGGACAATGACCAATTTGTGAAATTATTCACTAAAAACATCGCCTTAACTTTTAATCTTAAGTCGGCTGGAGTTAAGACACTAAATACCCTGTTATGGGGAGTACAAAACAAGGCAATTGGATCAGATCAACTCGATTTGGATAACCTAACTTTTACAGAATTTAGGGAGGATCACAAAGACAATCTAAGTGTAAAACAGTTCAGTTTAGCCACCTTTAAACGGGGATTACTGGAATTAGAGGAGTCCGGCATTATTGCCAAAACATTAAGGCCAGGAAGGTATTTTATTAACCCTGACTTCTGTTTTAACGGGGATAGAGTTGCCTTCACCACGGTTATTCAAAAACAAACCAGTACCTGAGATTTATTCACATAATAAGCGGTTTTCTGCTTAACTATATTAACCCCTAGAAACTTTAAGTCAGCCTAATCAGCTAGGTTTGTCTGTGTTTTTAATCAGTATCACAGGACAACGCCACGAGCACCTTCGTGCTCTGGGTGAATATGGTCAAGGATATCAGACCGTTTTACTTAGATATAACTAGAAAAGGCTCACTACTATGAAAAAATATCTCAATACCTCTCAAATACCCTTATCCGTTGCCGTCTTTTTAGCAACGGACAGTTACGATTACGATTCTACCGCTATTTCCGTTACTCGCTTAATCAAACCCATTCGACAAACCGTACTCGCCAGTCGAGTCTCCGCAGAAGACGCTGTTACAGATATACAAACAAGAGTGGCTTCTCGCATAGGTGTTTCTATTCATGATGGTATAGAAAAAGCCTGGAAAGAGAATTACAGACAAGCCCTAACCGATTTGGGTTACCCAGCCAGTGTAGTAGACAAAATAGTTATCAATCCCAAACCAGAAAACCTTACTCCAGACTGTATTCCCATTTACATGGAACAACGGGCAACACGTCAGTTTGGTAAGTACAAAATCACCGGTAAGTACGATTTTATTGCTGAAGGACGGTTAGAAGATTTTAAGACCACCTCTGTTTGGAAATGGGTCAACGAAAAAGGCAATGAGGATTATCAATTACAGGGTAGTATTTATCGCTGGTTGAATCCTGACATTATTAAAGCCGATAGCATGGCTATTCAGTTCTTTTTTACCGACTGGGCAGCTAGAGATGCCAAAACCAATCCTAATTACCCCCAAAAGAAAGTAGAACAACGTCTTGTGCCTCTCTTATCTCTTACTGAGACTGAAAAGTACATGAACAGTAAGTTAGCCGAGTATGAACGATATAGGAACGTTCCTGAAGGGGAAATTCCATTATGTACGGATGCTGAGTTATGGCGTAAGGAAGATACCTACAAATACTACAAAAAACCAGAAACAGCAGGCATAGGCCGCAGTACTAAGAACTTTAGTAATGCCGGTGATGCGTATGCACGCCTAGAAGCTGATGGCAATGTGGGAACAGTGATTAAAGTTCCCGGTCAAGCCATTGCTTGTAAGTTCTGTGCAGCTTTTTTAGCGTGTACCCAAAAAGACTTATTAATTGCTGATGGTTCCCTTCAACTTTAGTTATTAGGAGTGATTTATGTTACCTGTAGAACAAATGTCGTATCACCCTACCTCAGAAAAATTAGTGAAGGTGATCTGTCGTAAAACACAAAGCTCTAATCCGTTATTTTTTCGTGTTCATGTAGCTTTTTACCTTAGTTTGGTCGCTTCCATGATGCGAGTAAAAATAGCGACTCTCGATAGAGGGGAATTACCCGTTAATATGTTCGCTATTAACTTAGCCACATCAGGAGCCGGTAAAGGCCACTCTACTAATATTATTGAGGATCAGGTGATTCACTTGTTCCGTGATAAGTTCGTAGATGGGACTTTTCCGTTAATGGCGGAAATTAACCTACCTAAGATAGCCGTAAGACGCGCTGATCGTAAGGGTACGGACCCAGATGATGAAATTAAACGAGTCACCAAAGAGTTTAGTGGCTTAGGGGAATTACTGTTTACCTTTGATTCCGCTACGGCTGCGGCCATAAAGCAAATGCGGCATAAACTGTTAATGGCAAACTCCGGTTCAATGAATCTTGTTATTGATGAGATTGGCTCTAACTTATCGGGTAATAGAGAAGGACTAGACACCTTTCTTGAATTATACGACATGGGGAAGATCAAACCAAAACTGGTTAAAAATACCAGTGATAATACCCGCAGTGAAGAGGTTCATGGCAATACGCCTGCTAATCTCATGCTTTTTGGTACACCTAGTAAGTTATTAAATGGTAGTAAAACAGAAGACGATTTCTATGATTTGCTAGACACTGGTTACGCCAGACGGTGTTTATTTGCTTACAGTCGTGCCACTACTCGATATACCGATTTAACCCCCCAAGAAGTGTTTGACCTGACTACCGATGTAGACAATGAAGACACCTTATTGGAAATATCCGCTGATCTACAGAAGTTAGCCGATATAGTGAATGTGGATAAAAAAATGCGAGTCAGTAAAGACGTTACGCTACTCTTAATTGAGTACCGTTTGGAGTGTGAACGCTTTGCGGAACTGTTACCAGAACACGAGGAAATGCGTAAAGCCGAAATCTCTCATCGGTATGGTAAAGCCCTTAAATTGGCAGGAGCTTATGCGTTTGTGGATAACCTGTCAGAAATCACAGAAGACTATCTTTACTATGCTATTAAGTTGGTAGAAGAGTCCGGTAAAGCCTTTGAGCGGTTACTACATCGGGACCGAGCACACGTTAAATTAGCCAAGTACATTGCAAATATTGGTCGCAATGTCAGTCAGGTAGATTTAATAGAGGATTTACCTTTCTATAAAGGCTCTATTAGCCAGAAGCAAGAAATGATGCAACACGCTTTTGCTTATGGCTATCAGAACAACATTATCATTAAACGGATGTATAACGAGGGTATTGAGTTCTTACGAGGGGAATCCCTAAAAGAAACGGACTTAACTGCTCTTACTATTAGTTATAGCACGGATATAGCTACTGGTTATCGTAACGAATCGGCTCCCTTTGATAAGCTGTACAAAATGACCCAAGCCAATGGTATTCATTGGTGTAATCATCATTTTAAGGACGGTATACGCCAGAAAGAGAAGACCTTGGCAGGGTTTAACCTAGTGGTTTTCGATGTAGACGGTCACGTCAATTTAACCACGGCACAGATGCTACTAAAGAACTATAAAGCACTGTATTACACCACCAAGCGCCATACGGATTTAGAAAACCGATTCCGTATTATCATGCCCATAAGCCATGAATTAAAGATGGACGACAAAGACTATAAAGAGTTCATGGATAATGTGTGTGAATGGTTACCCTTTCCTGTCGATACCCAAGTCAATCAACGTAATCGTAAGTGGCTAAGCCATAATATGTATTATGAGTACAACGATGATGGGGATTTGTTAGACGCGTTACCGTTTATTCCTAAAACAACCAAGAACGAAGCCCGTAAGAAACATCTTGATACCCAACACGATATGGACAACCTAGAGCGTTGGGTTATTAATAATTCCGGTGATGGTAACCGCAATAATATCCTACATCGGTTCGGAATGATTTTAGTGGATGCTGGCTTTGGTTCTGATGCTATTAAGGATCGGATTATTAATCTTAATGACAAACTACCTGATAAATTAGAGGAGGCAGAAATTATGAGTACGATTATGACTTCTGTTAATAAAGCCGTAGCTAAAAGACCTTAAACCATGACTGTAAGAGGAGTAGGAGGCTGAAGCCTCCTGTCGAAAATTATAATAGATGGAAGAATAGAGGCAGGAAAATGGGATGTGATATACACGATTTTATTGAAATAAGAGGTGAAACAGGTAAATGGAACTGTATTCATGAGTTAATTGAAATAGATATAGCCTATCCAGATGATCACCTTTATTTAATGGATATGGGTACAGGCAGGGATTATAGATTGTTTGGTTTACTGTTTAGAGGTGTTAGGCGTGATTATGATGATTTAAGTTTCGATCCAAGAGGTTTACCGAGTGATATGAGTGATCTACTATATCAAGAACACGAAAACTGGTTTAGTGATGCCCACAGTGCCAGTTATCTAACATTAGAAGAGCTTAAGAATAAAGCCTCTTCATTATTAATAGAATCTGACGATAGAGCTATTCACATACTGGAATCTTTAACAGGCTACATTAATTCCATTAAAAATTTCAAAGAAACGCACACAGTACCGGATAAAGATGTACGTGTAGTGTTTTGGTTTGATAACTAGGAGTAACAACGCCTCAAACAATGATTAATGACCATTTAATACTACTAACTTAAACTGTACAAAATTCAAAACAATCTACCTCACACTATTCAAGAATATACAGATTAAATACACTGGAGTGGTTTAATGACATCAAGTAACAAAAACATAGTACTAATCATGGGTAAACCTAATACAGGTAAATCTGCCTCTTTAATGAAACTAAAAAACCAAGAGAAGATGGTTTACCTTAATACAGATTTAAAAGACTTACCGTTTGCTGATCACTTCATGAAAAATGTAGAAGTATCCGATGCGGTTGATGTATTGAATTACATTCGTGAAATTGAAAACAGTACAGCCGTTGAAGGAGTAGTACTAGATACACTTACTTTTCTAATGAATATGTATGAACGTCAATATGTAATTAACTCAGTTAACACTCAAAAAGCGTGGGGAGACTATGGTAATTTTTACAGGAGTTTTATCCACGATATTAAAGCAGGTACTAAGGACTATGCGATTATAGCCCATGAAGAAAGCTTCCTTAATGAGCAAGCCATGCAAATGGAATCACGTATACCAATAAAAGGCTCTGTTGGCAAAATAGGCGCTGAAGCTGACTTCACTACAATACTATCCACTAAACAGATGCCCATTAAGAAACTTGAAGGAATAGAGAATGATCTTCTCCACATTACGGATAATGAAAAGGAAGATGGTTTTAAATACGTCTTCTGTACTCGTGTAACCAAAGACAGTATAGGCGAGAAGATGCGTGCAGCTATCGGACTTTGGAATCGTAATGAACTTTATATTGATAATGATATAGACCAAGTATTCGATAGACTACGTGCCTACTACGCTTAACACTGTAACCCAGTAAATAAACCAAACTCTTAACCAAAACCAAAACCAAAACCAAAGGAAATATCAAATATGTCAATGTTTAAAGATTTAACTACCGATGACACCATTAAAGGCGAATCAGACGTACTAGGCGGCTTTAAAGTCTATGATTCAGGTGTTTATACTGCCAAGATTGAACTGGCTTATGCTCAAAAGTCACCCAAGGGAGCCATGGGCCTGCATCTGGTCTTTAAGATGCCTGACAGCAGTGAAATGCGGAATACCCTCTATGTGACTTCCGGGGATCTTAAAGGTAATAAAAATTACTACGAAAACAGCCAAGGTGAGAAGAATTACCTACCCGGATTCAATCAAGCCAACGCTTTATGCCTACTAACGGTTGAAAAGTCTCTTAGTGAGTTGGACACCGAAGAAAAGGTGATTAACCTCTATTCCCCAGAAACCAAGTCAGAAATTCCTACCAAGGTACAAATGCTGACTGATCTATTAGGCAAAGAAATTACACTTGGCTTATTGAAGCAGACCACCAATAAAAATGTAAAAGATGCTGACGGTAAATACCAACCTACCGCTGAAATCCGTGAAGAAAACGAAATTGATAAGATGTTCCGGGCTATTGATGGCCTAACCAAGGTAGAAATTGATGCCAAGGAAACTGATCCTAAATTTCTACAGAAATGGAAGAAAAAATGGGAAGGTAAGGTAAAAGACAAGACAACCAAGACAGCCGGTACCGCAGGTGCGCCTTCAGGGTCAAGACCAACTGCAGACGCTTCTACCAAGCCCACCTCTAGTCTGTTCAACGATTGATAACGTAGACTCTTACCAAAATGCGGGTCATTTATTGGCCCGCCCTCTCTTTAAGTAACAGAAATAAGGAATAACTTACTGAGTTTGATATAACTCATTAATATAGATTTTTTATTGGTTACTGTTGGCTAATACCCATACATACCCTATAATTTAGCTATTCCAACGAAAACAACAGCAGAACTGGGTGTAACCAAAGATGAGTCTCATTAAAGTAACTGGATTTGATCCTTCTATGCGGAATTGGGGGATGGCGAAAGGGATTTATGATACTAACACTCAAAAGTTGACATTAACCGATCTTGTTATTATTCAGCCTGAAGTTACTAAACACAAGAGCGTCAGACAGAATAGTAAAGACGTAGAAAAAGCGGAGCAACTGTTTACCGGTGCTGTTGAGTTTTGTAAGGGTTCCGATATTGTATTTGCAGAAGTACCTGCAGGTTCTCAAATGGCAAGAGCTTCTGTTGGTAATGGCGTCTGTTTTGCCATTATAGGAGCATTAAGAGCCTGTAAGTTTCCTATTACGGAAATTACCCCCATAGAAGTCAAATTAGCAGCAACTGGAAAGAAATCGGCAACCAAATTGGAAATGATTGCCTGGGCTACTCGATTACATCCAGAAGTGGAATGGCCTAACCACAAAAAACAAGGAGTCGTGAAAATTACTGAGGGCACTGCTGAACATTTAGCAGATGCCGTTGGTACTATATATGCTGGTTTACAAACACAACAATTCCAGCAATCCGTTAAATTTTTACAATTAAGAGAAGAGGTAAAAGATGTTGATACAATTCAAGCAGGATGAAATCCAAAAAGCCATGAAACAATACATTACAGGTCAGGGTATTAACCTGAGTGGCAAAGATATTGACTTTAGTTTCATTGCAGGGCGTAAGAATAGCGGTATTTCAGTGGATGTGGATATTACCGATGCTTCTGCTGTTAATGTAGCAAAACAGGTAACTACCGGTGAAACTATTCGCGAGTTTGAAACTTCTGAAGCAACAACAACAGAAGAAGCCGTAGAAACACCAGCAGTAGAAACTTCTGAAGATAGTGCCAGTATCTTCGGCTCTTAATTAGTACTGGGGGTTACATGACGGACCTATTAAAAGGTATCGGTTATGTCCTAGTAGCTATCATAGTTGTTGTACTGGGTGTAGCCTTTGGTTGGATATTTGCCATTATCGGAGCAGTCATAGGAGCCATTGTATTATTCTGGCTATTAATTTCCTTTGTTGCTTATTCTATCTATGACCTGAGCAAGTCAATGAAAGACGATAAATAAACATAGCCAATCAGAAGCCAGAAAAGCCCCCTTATGGGGGCTTTTCTGTGCTCTTAAGGAATGAAGGCTGTAATGGTCTTAACCGTTCCTAGCTCATCCAATACACCTGGATAAGTTAATGCTCCTGCCTGGAAAGGACTAGACCCCAGCTTGTTCACAATGTTCGACTCATCTACGGTAGAAAACCAATCCAAATAATTCGAGAAACCAATCAAAGCAAGTGCTCTGGCAGGTTGTTCCTGCATCAGTTGAAACAGTACCTTTTGTATACGGATGTAGTACTTAGTGAACGGTAAGATACCCGTATCGTTCAAATACTGTAGGGTTTGGTGTGTCGGAATGTCATAGTTAACAAACGCTTCCATAATTCTAACCAGTGACTCATCTTCTGATAGTGGATCAACCTTGCGAGTGGTTAAGTGCTGATGTAGTGCATACCGCCCCACAAAGTCACTCATATACGTCGCATCCCTAAGCAGCTTATAAAGAGGTGTATCGTGTGCCATATACAGCGTCTTACCGGTCTTGACAGCCCAATCCGGTAACTTAGCCGTGAACTTCGCTGTTTTATGGGATAACAGTGAGGTATAAGAATGCGGATCGTCGGATAAGTCCAAATCTTCAGCAATGGTTTGAAACAGTCCCGCTTCCGCTAATTTATGTACTGGACTTCGTTCAATGGCGTCTCTCAACAAGACAATACGATCATCCTGGGCTTGTTTATCACCTTCAACATAGTCACCTTCTACCATGGCTTCCAACTGGTATAACTCATTGGTATTACGTTGGTATTCAATAATAGAACGGAAACCAGTGACAAGATGTTTAATAATGTCACTTGGATACATACCGTACCAAAGCAACAAGGAGATATTATGAAGCATGTTACCCATTAACGTAGTGATGTTCTTTACTACGATAATATCCTTCACATGCTTAACAGTTTCTTCCCAGACATTCTCACCTATTCGCAGTCTCAGGGCGATTTTCTTGCCAAACATGCCTTCCATAATCTCAACGTAAATACGACTGGCTATGGTTAATTCATTACTGTCCTTATGGAAAGAATCACTGATGCTGTACTTACGGGAACCGAAAACCAATGACACTAAATCAGCTCTAACCGAAATTTCATTCGTACCGGTAATCCCCTTAATCGCTTTCTTGGTTTCAGTAGGTAGCATTTTATACAGTTCACGGAAGTCAGCTATTGAACTATTAGCACTGATAGACACATAGGATTCAGGCTTTAAGTGTCGTTCTGCTTTAGCCTGATCATGAAGTGCTTTAATCACCGCTATATTCTGATCTATTGAAGCGGCCTTATCGAAGATATTACTCGCTGTAGTCCCCAATATGGAGGACATACTGTTATCCCGGTCTAGGATATTATCTTTAGTGGCTTCATTCATTAGGTAAGTGTAATTAGCCACTCCACCTTGATCATTAAAGATAGGAGCCATGTAATTGGCTGTAACCTTGGTGGGATCAAAGGTTAGTCCCTTCTTGGACGCATTGTGGACTCTACCAAATTTTTTCCTGTGAATATCCTGATTGATCTTCAGATTACTAATATTGACTTTAACCTTACCCGGTATTGTTAGCCCTGCATGAACGGATTGACCTCTTGATTGGGTATCAGTCTTCATCATGGCACCCATTTGATAACCTTTTAGGCCACCATCTCGAATGACGTATAAATGCTTAATATTACCCGGCTCATCGTTAGGATCATTGGGATCAGTTGGAGTACGCCCTTTCTTTTTCCAACCCATACTCTCTAATACGGCACCTTGCTTTTCATCCGCTATAACGATCTGCTTATAAGGATCAAACGTATCCTGTACATAACCCTTAAGCATCTGTGTCGGATTACCCGCAAAAAGTGTGTCTATGGATTTTTGCTGCAGTCCTTTATGTAATCCCAACATGAACTCAATACCGTTACCTTCTTTACGGCTGTTCTCTTGCTTAAGTACCTCATTCATTAATTTAAGATCGTTAGGATTGGAATAACTCAAAGCCAGTAACGATACCAACGGATCAATCACCGAAACCAAATCTATAATATCAGGATCATTAAATTGAGATTCTCTAGTCCCAGTACCCAATAAGCGGGCAATATTATGGGCATTACGCAGTAGGTTTTCTTCTACCACACGACCAGTAACCAGTTGATAAGCTAACGCTTTGGAGTGGTAGACATGCTCATTTAAATTGGTACTAAGCTTACCTAGTTCCTTAATCTGAGTCTGTATTTCTGTATTCAGGTGCTTACTGTCAGATAACAGTTTCTCAATATCCGTTAGTGAGTACTTATCCAATAAAGAAAACATACCGGTGCGTAAACCAATACGACTTAGAACCGTTTCATAGTCTTTTGTTAGGTACTCCCCGCCTTGATCGAAGGAACGCTTAATAATTTTCGTGGTTTCAGACTTTAGCTGTCTACGTTGTTGCTGAATACGGTTACCTGCATTAAGCAGCAGATGAATAGACGCATTACCGTCATTAACCCCTTGCACTTCCGTTACTATACTGGAAAACAATCCCTGACGATCCTTGAACATGGCGTTACGAGTACGTTGTAATCCTTCGAGCACATATTCCACGCGCTTACCGGCAATCGTACTGGGGATATTCCCCATTAGCTTAATGTAATTGTTTTTACTGAATGTAAACAACTTAGAACGTCCTACTTTCTCAACTGCTCTATTAACCTTTTCCCCTGCGCCTTTTAACGCAATATTCGCGGAATCGGCGTAGCTAATATTAGTACGGGCAAGTGCAACTTTTTTCTTGGCTTCGATGTTAACCAATTGCCGTGTTAATATTTTGATACGGTTATCCAATGTATCGGTATCAGTAGTACCGGTAATCTTCTGTTCCAGGAAACGCACCAACCGTAAGAATATCTCACGAACACGTTGTGACATAGTAAGGCCACGTAAGGCTATATTCTGCTTACCCACTTGAAACTGTAACTTATCGTTGAAACCTTTATGGCTTAACGCTAAAGCAGCAAAACGACTTAAGTGTTCTGACTTATTACCCTCAATGACTTTAGGCCGGAAAACAAAAGCATATTTCTCTTCTGCTATTCTTACCTGTTCAGGGGTAGCTATAGTGTAATCCCCATTATGGAAGTCAGCCGGACTCAGCTTAGCTTTAGCCTCAAAGAATGCCCTACTCAACTGTTGAGCCGCTACATGACCAAAATCAAGAGCAGTCTTAACGGTTAGCTCTACTTGCTCCAGTACATAAGCCTCTTGATCCGTTAATGGGAAACCAACAGTAATAGATTCCGAGGTATAGGGTACCTCATGAATAGAGGAGTTTAAGAACACCTCAGTAGCAGTTAACGTCTGATCCTTCATGGCTTCGGTACGCAAGGGGCCACGAGAACCATGCACCATGGCTACCATATCAGTAAGCAGACCTCTTAGGTGCTTACTAAATTTAGCATCCACAGGACGGGACTGCTTTTCTCCTAACGCATCAAAAATCTCTTCCGTGGTGTAACCTGAATCTTCCCTAAGAATATCGGGATTCTCCTGTAACAAAGTATCAGATTCACCATTAACTCGCGTCTGTCTATTTTTAGTAGCTTCAGCAAATAACCCTGACGCATTAATAACCAATATTGATAAGCCGTTATTGGCCGTTTTCTTGGTAGTAATCGATAAACCCTTAAATAACCAGTCAACAATGTTACTGATGAACTTCTTCATAGCATCGGTACTAATCAGGCTATTATTCACTTTGTTTTTGAGTTTTATCTGACTTAAGACATTTTTTTGGAAGTCACTATTGCTCAGTCCCCAAGCCAGTAACTCATCCACATCTTTAATTGCCGGGGAGTACTTAGCCTTGTCACTATCATCCATTTTATCAATGAACTTCTTGGCTTCTTTTCTTAATGACTCCAATTCCTTTATTAACTCCGCAGCTTCCTTACTCTTTTGAGGATTAGCAATAGCCTGTTTTAAAGCAGCATGTAATAGCTCATGTAGGATCAATTCATTGGTTAAACCAGACTCTATAAACTCAGGACTCTTAAAGTTCAAGTCATTACCCAAACCTATGGGGTTATACCAACCCTTAGCTTTGCTTACGCCTTTAGGGGCAAAGTCAGTAGGGTAAGCTGTAGTAATGTAATTAACGGGTATAGTCTTATCCAGTACTCTACCAATCATGCCTGTGAGTGTTCTATCAAACTTAGAAAGACCCTCACTATTTTTTAATTGTTCCAGTAATTGACCGGCTGTTATGTTCTGATTAGTATCAAAGAAATTAACCCACTTCTCATCATTAAAACCAATAGACTCACCTAATTCACCAAAGACAGTCTTACGGTTACTGTTATAAGCACGATGCAACACAGACAATACGTGTGCCTGCTCTAGGGGTACAGTAAAGACAGTTTCTATGGCTTCTCTTAAGCTAGTAAAGTTATTAGTTACATGATCCTTAAGTTTATTTAATTGCTCTTTAATCTCATTACTGGGACTACGACTTAATACATTATCAATAGTATTTAATACATTGAACCGAGGCGTATCTAATACGTTTTTAACATTAGGTACTCGTTCGTTAACATGGTTGGTTATAGCTGCATATAAAGCTTCTTCTTGTTCTTTACTATTAAGAGCTAAAGATTTTATAGCGTTTTTTAAATTGCCTTGTTTAACAAAGAAAGATTCTAACCGTCTAGCTTGTTTTAATTCATCATAAGCTTTACGGACTTTACCTTCTTTCTTTTTCTGCTCAGCAACAGCCAATTCAGTTAACTTACCAATATAAGAGCGAATAACAGCAGCACCGTTTACCTTAGTAATTGCTATTAAAGGATCAGTTACAGGATCAGGATCAACAATTTCAATATCAGGTTCTGATTCTTTTCTATAATTGCGCACGGCTTCAATGTTATTCAACACATTCAAAGCGTCCAGTGCATCCCCTAATTCTAGTTTATTGGTTTGATCAATCTTAGTATTAATATCCACTTTATCCGTAACAGTAGATATGTATGACCCCCCTTCAAAACTGTAGTGATCGTAAAAGTCTAATGTAGCCATCGTCTTTAATTTCAGTAATGTGCTTTGTTTGGCCACACCAAAGACTTGCGTAACAAAACTCTTTAAATTCTGTTGAATTTCGTTCTCATTCGATCCTTTTATGAAATCGTGTTGATCTAGTTCCGCAAACTTCTTAGCCAATACGTCAGGTTGACCTTCTTGCATGAATAACTGTTGGAAACCAAAGATAGTACGCTCTAATACATTGGCTATTTCCAAAGGGAGGGAGTAATCAAGAGAAGCCCGGAACAATTGCTCATTCATGGTCTGAGCCACTTCCAATACCTCATTAACACTGGTTGTACTACCGTCATGGGAGTTAATGGCATCAAACTTGGTATACGTCAGGAAAGCAATTAGACTATCCAAGGAATGAATCCCCATTGGAATGGAACCCACACCGGGAGCCTTCTCTTTACGGGTTACCGCACTAAACCGCATTTTCTCTTTTAATCCTTTAGCCTTATTAGGTTGGAAATTAGCACGGCCTGTATGGGCAGGACCGGAACCAAACTCTTTACCTTCACCGACTAACCGTAACCCGGCATTTAATTCCCCTGAGTTATGGGAATGTGCCGTGTGCATTAACGGGGATAGCTCACCTAGCTTATCCCGGATCTCTTTCTCTTGTTTAGCGGTTAAGTCTTGATAAGGTATACGCTTACCGGTTTCTTCAAATTCACTGGTTTTAGGGTTCTTCTTCCTTTGCATAAAGAAGGGCATGTCACCTGAATCCATCAAGTCTTCAATAGTCTTATTTCTAAGGTACTCATAACTCATGTTATACAGTTCAAACGCTATTTTAGCGGCATTATTGAAGACATTACGTTTTTCAATCAGGATTCCGTAATCTTCTTGAATAGTGTTTCTTACTCTATTACCTAAACCTAGAGTAAACGCTTTACGGATAGCTTTTTCCTGTAATAGATTCAGTTTCAATGAATCCAAGCTATTTACATTATTAGCGGGTATTTGTCTGGCTCCTGAATCAAACTTACCGAAACCTATTAACTGATTAATATTTCTAATAACCTCTTGGCTTAATACAGGATCAGTTGATGCTTCTGCCATCTTATTACGGATATTACGCATGAAATCTTCTTCCAAACCAAGAAGAATACTCCGCATACCCGAACCAAAGGTAAAAGCAGTAAAGCCTGTCTTAACTACCTTACGACCATCTGATGTAGGACGTTTACTGGTTTTATCGGCTAATTGGTTAGTGAACCATTCAATACTATTTATGGCATTTCTTCTTGGATATGTATTGGCCCAAAATTGCATGGCAGTATAGGCTTTACTAATAATCTTCTGATACAGATCGTAGTTACCGTCTTTAGTAACCCAATCAATAGAGTTCTGTATACCGGAGGCTTGTGAATACATACCTCCTTGTTCCATAATCTGACCTAGCTCATTACTGTTATTAGCTGCAGCCAGTTGTAGATTCAACAGGATAGGACCGTTAGTGCGTCCGTCTATTTCAATCGACAGATAAGGAACAAAAGTATCAGCATCTTTAGCTGCTTGATGACGCGCAAGCCCCATAAGCCCATTAAAGGTATGAAAGTTCTCGCCCCCTAACTGTACGGCTTGTCTGATATTAGTGGCTTCTTCTTGACTGAAATTATCAAACTCTTTATCGGTTAGGCTTCTTTCCAGTGCTTTAACAGCCGCTTTAACCGTAGGATCAGCTTGTTTCTCCTTTAATTTGTCCAGTGCAGTTTTATCGTTTTCTATCTTAATACCAAAAGACTGGGCAACGGCTAACTGGAAGCGTTCAAAGACATTATTACCATCATCCAAGCTCTTAGTGGGGATAGGTTGTGCCCAACTATTCATGTACACCATGTTACGGTGCATGATACTGCCTAGTATATTAACCGAATCACTGTTGATACCTACCCGGTGCATCTTCCAAACACTGTGATCAAAGAAGATGGGATTCTCAATACCGTTCTTTTCCGCTAGTTCAGCAAATTCCATTAACCGATCATATTCACGTTCCAAAGCATCATTGGCACTTTGTACCTTCATTACATCGTCAGCATGAACAGGGTTAGCATCAAAATCAGTCATACCGGAAATAAGACGCCGCTCATTTTCAGGCAAAGCCATAACAGCTTTTAGCATGTCTGTTCTGAGTCTGTGTTCCTTACCGCCTTCACCTTTTTCACCTAAGCCCTCTTTTAAGGTACTAGGCGTATCAGTAATTGTATTAGTCGGATTCTTCTGAGTATATTTAACCGGTTTGAAACTAGGATGAGTTAAGTTGGCTTCCATAGAAAACAACTTACCTAAGACATCTTGAGTACCTTTAGTGGCAGTAACAATATCTTTATTACGTTCGTCTAACTCAAATGTGCGCCATTTACCTTTATCTTTCCAGCGACCCGATAAGTAAGCGAAGTTATAGGTTTCTTTCTTGGTGTCGTTGTTGTGAATCGTTAATTGGTCACCCTCTTGATAAAGAGTCACTGTCTTAACCTTTAACATACCCTCTTCTTGCATTAAACGATAAGCACGCGCACCTAATGCTTCTACCATTAAACCTTCAACATTGGTAGGCACATCAATATCTGTTCTGACTCTCATGCCTAATACTTGCATGATTTGCTTACCTAGTGTTTCTAAGACAAAATCGTCACGAATACCTAGGTTTAATACCAATTCTTCTTGGGGTGTTACTTCAGTTCCTTTAGAACGCCCTAATATTTTATTAATCTGGTCTGAATCGTTAATAACGCCTCTACTACCGGTTTCTCCTACATACTTAAAGACAGCAACAGAAATAGCACTCTTGATGTTCTCATCTATATCAACAGTATTACTGTTTTCAGTATTAAAGTTTTCCATTAAGTACTGAAAATAGTCAGTATGCCAATTCTTTCTATCAATCTGTTTTAATTGTCTGGTAATTGTCTTATTCCACCCAATCACATAAGGAAACACTTTACTAAGCAAGTCTTCCTGAGCTTCAGTAAGAGTCTCGGATATGTAATCAGTAACCAGTGAGAAGTCACCTTTAAGACCTGCTTCATAGGCTCTACTCATGTAATCCAGTACAGCAACTAATGGCCTAAGAGTCTTATCGCCATCTTTACCTGCATCCTGTTTAAAATAAGCAGTTGCATGATTTAATGTGGTGAATTGATCCCCTTTCATTAAACCATCTACTTTATCTTGTACTATGCTAAATACAGATGCTTTACCTGTCTTGGTTGGTGTATCAGTAAGTAAACCTAAATTACTTTCTTTAACTGATTTTAAATCAACCATTAAAGAATCCAACTCAACAAAAGATTCAGTAACTCCATTAATCTCAAGAACTTCAATTACTTCTTGTGCTGATTTCTTCAAACCAGTATCAGTAGTTTGGTTTATGAAATCTTTAAGCTCTTCAACCCATTCATTACTTAGTTTATCCACCGATGCGCGAGTACTAGCAGTTAAAGTGTCATAATCTAAATCCCTACCCGCTAAAAGGTTCAACAAACGACGGGTTTTTTTGTAAATAGTACCTAAATTAGTAGGTAGCGCATCAATATCTTCATTTGTTATTTTTAATTCAGTACGGATACTTTCCCAGTGTTCTCTAGCTTCGCCAGAATTTTCAGTATTTAACTGATTAACACCTTCATCTATTTCATTAACACCAGAAAATTCCTTAGATGTTTCAGCAGGCTCTGCCTGTTCAACCACAGGCGTACTCTCAAGATTAGCCAGCGCATCCTCCGCCATGCGTATCTCGCCTTCTACCGCACCGTGTAGCGGCGTACTCTCCGAGTTCGTCGGTACTTCCCCTCCCTTGCGCTCCGACTGTGCATCCTGTGGCTGAATCCCTTCATCAAACGCCTGTTTCAATGCTTTAGCCGTTGGGACGCCCTCATCTACACGGAGGTACTCGAACGCCTCTAAGAAGTCCGTGTATGTCTTCACATCCTTAATGGAAGCATCTAACATCGCCCGAGTAACCTCCGCATCACGCAGTGCTTTGCGCTTAGCAGGGGAGTCGGAAAGCAGTGTCCAATTACCCAAGTCGGTAAGTACTACATCACTGCTTACTCCTGCGAAATGTCCCACTTGTACGAGGCCCGCTTCCCCTCCTGTTTCAATCATCCGAGGTTTCAAGCTAAACAAAGAAGGGTACTGCTCCACCAGCTCAAAAACCCGCTGTTGCTCTTCAGGCTGGAACTCCTTGCCCTTAGCAATAATTTCTTGCGCGGCCGCCTCTTTTACAGGGTCTTTATTTAGTGGCCCAGCCTGAGGGGCTTGAGGGGCTTCTGAAGAGGTACCAACAGGTACAGGTTCAGTCACGGGATCAACCACTGCAGAAGTGGGTGCTGCAGTAGATGGTGTACCAAAAGCAAGGGTATAGGTTGCCTGTAAATTTTCCGATGCTGCTTGAACAGCCGCAGCTTCCAAGGGGATAGAATTAACCAGATTCTGGGACTTACCGGCTTCAATCTTTAGACCGCCCCCATTACGGTAGCCTCTAACCGGATTATCTTGTGCTACCCAACCAGTCTGTTTATTAAACATGACATAAACAGGTTTTTTAGTAACTAGGGTACGGGCATAGGCTTCTTTTACCTTATCTGCTTTACTGACATGAGAAGCAGCAAAGTTTTGAATACCAGATAACTGTTTATCGGCTAATTCTTTATTTTTAGTGTGAATAGCAATGCCCATGTCTTTTTCATACATGGGAATGCCTTTGTAGTGTGTGGTACCCTCGAAAATATCTTGTCGGACACCTTTAATATCGCGTGTTGCATTAAGAGCTATACGGGAGGCATTAAACGTCCTAAAGAAGGTCTTCTCTTCGATACTCAAACCAAGACTGTCATCGTTAGCCAGTTGTTCAGCCAGTTCCTCGTTTAAGAGGTTAGGGTTCTCCATGGACAGGGTAGAAATCTTCTTAGCAGCTTCAGTACGAGCTTCTGGTGTAGCTTCAGTGGATATAGCCGTCTTTTCTAGTTCATTAACATCATTTTCTTTTTGTTGTTCATTGTTAATAAACTGATTATAAATATCCCGACTAAACGCGAGTTGCTCTTTACTTTTCTTATTAAAAGCTTCTACTGTTTTAGGATTAAAAGCCTTTGCAGCCTTAATACGATCATTAACGATTTCAGCATAGCGATTTAATGCGGTAACCTGTTCAGGGGTGTTTTCGCCCGATAATCTTTCATTAACAGTAGCTAATTGGGTTTCTAAACCATTTAGTTCAGTTACCCTATCAATATCCAAGTCTGTTTGATTACGCTCAACAATAGAATCCAGTTCTGAAAAGAGATTATTCATTTTCTCTTTATATTTAAGCTTATCCTGTGGTGCTACTGTTTCATTCTGAAATAAAGTAGTTAATACCTGTAAAGCAACGGCAGGTTTATAGGTAGACTTGGTTTCATCCAATAACGCATCCACATTACCGGTATCAAGTGCAGTAGTGACAGCCTCTTTTAACTTCTTACGTTCAGCTACCCTTTCAGGTGTATTACCGGTACTTTCACCCACTGCACGCGCACCAGCACCTAATCCACCACCGGCGGCCGCACCAATGAAACCCGCTTCATGTAATTCACGAAGAGTAGCTGTTTCCAGTCTGGCTTGACCTTCAAAAGCTGTTTGAATTGTTTCCGTTACGCCTTCAACAACAGCACTGGTAGTGCCTGCTTTTAAAACTTTACCTGAAGCAGCAGCGCCACCTTCGGTTACGGCTTTAGCGGCTTTCTTACCACCTGCTAACTGTTTTAGTATGGCTGTGTTACCAATAGTTTCAGAAGCTGCGTAACCAAAAGCATTTAAGGCCATATACTGACGTAAGTCATCAGACGGTAAAGCACCTTCATTTTCTTCCTGGTATCGGATAATACCTCCACGATAAGCATTAAGACCTTCACCGATAATACTAGTAGCCCCTAGTACGTTAGAGACGCCCAGTGTTACCAAATCCGGTACCATTTCCACCATGTATTGCAAAATAGCATCAGGATTATCAATGGCAGTAGCGCCAAAATTAGTGACTGTATTGGCTAAGCCAGACACTAAATTAACAGCCAGTTTGCCTAGTTCACCGTCTTCTAAATTATTTACCGTGGCCTTAAGTTGATCTAAGCCTTTCTGTCCTCCTTGCCATAGGTCTTCAGACATTTTTTTACGTTTATCGTGATGAACAATGCCGGAAATATCAAAGGTTTCACGCACACTGGCTGTTTTTTCCCTTAAGCTTTGAATGTCTTCAATTTGCTGTAAACGACTAGTACCGTTCTCCTGTTTATATAACAATTCCAAGTCTTCAGGAGAAGCTGTATTTTGTTTTAAACGGTTAAACGCCTGAATAGATGGTTCATCAATATTAGCCTGACGAGCCATGTTAAATAGCTCCATTGGGGCAGCTATTAAATTACCTGCAGTTCTTGAAGTAGCAGAAGCCAGTGAAGATCCCTGATTTAATACAAAACCAACTGGACTGTCAGGATGTTGGTTTAATTTTCCTATTACAGATTCTTCATTAGCCTTACGGTTAGTAATTAATTGCTCAAAAGCACCCATGGTACTTTGTTTGCTTTCAAGTATTTCAGTGCGCTTCTGTATTGCTTTCTCTTTTACACTCATAGGTGTTTTAAGAGTTAAGCTAAAAGCATCTCTTTCATTTTGAAAACGCCTGTCTAAATACTCATTGAAATCAAACTCAGCCATGAAATAATTCCTTAAGCGATTAAATTATTTTAATACTTCTCTATTGTTTAGCATCAGGATCATAAGGTGCGTTAGAAGCAAAACTACCTAGATTATCTAGCAGGTTTCTAACTCGAATGGCTCCGTTAGCCCCATTAGCAAGTAAAGCTGCTTTAAACGAATCAGTTACATTACCTGTAAAATTATTTACAGGATCAATCACAGGATTTACAACTTCTTGCCTTAAACGTGCCCCAGTATTGTTTCCTCTTCTTCTACGTGTTTCAGGTGAATTATCTGAACCTCCAAACACATTATCAATTACACCATTGATGGTTTCAGCACGTTGTTTAATTTTTTCCAAAGCTGCGTCTGCTGCTTTTATGCGTTTCTCTTCTTTCTCGGCTTTTTCTATTTCTTTTTCAATCTTAACTTTTTGTAGTTGAGTTAGTGTATTTTTTTCATTTTTAAGTCTATCTTTTAATTTACTAATAACAGGACGGTTAATTCCACTATCATTGTAGTACCTGCTTTCAACTTGTAAACGCTCGGCATTGTATCCAGCACTGATGTTATTACGGGCTATATAGGCATCCTGAATAGAAGTAACTGAATCCGTGTACTGTTTCAGCATTTCAGGGGTACCCATAATATCTTTTATAACTGTTTCCATGTCAGAAGCTGTACCTTTATTGGCTTTTGTTGCATGAAAAGCCGCTCTAATTAGTGCGGGAGTAACAGGTATTCTCCCTTCATGTCCGTCTACCTTAATACCTGTAGCCATTAATTCCGTGGATTTTTTCATAATTTCTTCACGATTAATTCTATCTAGTCGCCAATACTGAGTACTTTCAGGATCAGAGGCTTCTTCCATGATAGCGTTAATAGCTTCTCCAGGGTCTTGGCTAACACCCTGTAACCAGAAATTACTACCTTCTTCTTTTTGAAGCTGTTGGTTATAAAGCCCTAATTCTTCAGCTTCTCTTGCATCAATATTAGCTACTTCACTGTCTTTTCTTGCTTGGTCTTCAGGTTGTAACTGGGCACCTTTAGTAAGTATATTACGGAAACCATCAGTTAAATTGCTTTGATCTTCCAAACTCAAACCAGGAATCTTAAACAGTTGCTCTTTAAAGTTATTAGCCAGTGCTGTGTTGTTAGCTGCTGGATTTAAACCAAGTTCATTAATATTACCTTCCACTTGAGCTAGTTTTTGTGGGTCAGTAATACGGGAAGTGTCTAGTTGACCATCCTCTGTGATACTAAGTTCGGTTATCCCATTTTCAGCTTGGTTTCTCACGTATTGTTGGAGGGCTGCTTTATTGGTATTCACTTTGTTATTTCGATTCTCTATCAAGGAAGCCATGGAAGCTCTAGCTGTACTTAAGCCTTGATCACGTTGACGATTCTTAAATTGTCCATGGGCTGCATTAATACGCGCAGTCAAAGCAGCAGGATCACGGAAACTCTTATCCCCTACAATTTGCATAGCCCCATCAATATTACCTTGAGATGCTAAATTCAACGCATTTTGTACGTCAGGTGCTTCAGCGCGTTCTGCCAATACATTGTCATAGTTAAACTGAGCAGTTTCTTGTTCACGTAAGTCATTTAACCGATTAGTAGGCGCATCTCTTGCGATACCTCTATCTAGGTTACCAAACTGTTGGCTCAACTGGTCTACAGCACCACTTTGAATACCTGCTTGTAAGGCTTCAGGCGTACTAAACTGTTGACGCATGGCATCACGAAAGTCATTTTCAGCACGCCCAACTAAAGCAACTTGGTTTTCTTCTTGTAACTTTTGCTGGTTCCCAATGACATCGGTAATACTTTTACCAGCAGCGGCTACACCTTTTTGCGCACCTTCCAATAAACTGGCAACACCTGCACTGCTACCACCAGTAACATTTTTCCAAGTAATAGGCATTATGCTGTACGCTCCTGTAGACCGTGAATTTTCATGTACTCTTCAACAGGCATGGCATTAGGATTACTAGCTACCCGAGTAGCTTGACGATCTCTTAATTGAGAATTAGTAGAATCTACTTGATTATCAAAATTAAGATTAAACTGGTTTCTGTCTTGTTTAAGCTGTTTCTTAGCCAAACCATAACTCTTCATGCCTAAATAACCCTCCATAAGTCCAGTACCTAGCTCAGCAATAGGGCCAACTGAACCTCCTATCTTTTGGTCCCCTTGTTGCCCACCAAACATTTTCTGAAACAGGGTAAAATCACCACCGTTATTATCATTACCCAATTTACCTCCAATACCCGGTAAGCCAGCCGTGCTAACACCTTGATTAGTTAAGCCCTGTAAACTTACCATATCCATCGGCTTACTTATTTGAGGCATCAAAGAGCCTCCAATATAGGCAGTCCCATTAGCGGCTCCGTTAATAACAGGAAATTGACTACTAAAACTGTTAGAGTTTTGTTGGCCCTTTCCAAAATTAACATCAAAAATACTCATTAGAATTTACCTCCGAAGGAATTGTCTATAGTAGGTAGTGTAAGTGAATTTTCTACAAATTTCTCAATTGCATCAAAAGCCAAAACACCTACATTACCCGCATGAATGGTTCTATCATAAAACGTAGTAGGCGTTTCATGAGCAAAAAATATAGGACCGGTTCTTACAAAAACTGAGGGGTCCAGTAACTCATTAGGGTTATCCAGTAATTTAAGAGCTTTTGCTATCTGTTCTTCTGCTTTATTTATATCTGATTCTAGTTCTGTAAAACCAGCAACTAGTTTCTCCATTTCTAGTTCAATAGCACCGCCAAAGCCATTAATAATATTAGAAGATATAAACACCATAGCTTCTGAAACAGAAGGCATAGATAATAAGCTGTTATCTCGTGTGAAGTAGGCAGTTACTAGTAAAAGAATAGCAGCAATAAAAGCATTTTCTAATCCTATATTTTTTATTACTATCTTTGCAGCTTGTGAAGCAATAACAGATACTACTAAAGTTTCTAATACATATATAGCAAGTGCCCCTATTGTAAGACCACCTGCTGTTAGTACGGTACCAGTAATGGGCGAAGAAGCACCAAAAGAATTAACAGTTATTACTATAGCGGCGAATAGAACAACCAATCTAAAAATAGAAGACTCATACCATGCTAGTTTCTCAGTCTTTTTAGCATTCATGACGTAATGTAAAGAACGAAAATATAACTCTTCTCTATCAAAAGCAGGATAATTTTTAACAATTTCACGATCTATAAAAATCAATAACTCATCAGACTCTGCAGGAGCTATATAACCTAAATCTTTCCAAATATCATAATAAACAGAAGGCGCTAAAATCCTGATTTCTTGATATGTTGTATAACTTACTTGTTTACGGTAATGCCACGTAGTAACAGGAACATCTTTAATTACTTTATTAAGTACAAACGGTCTTCCAGGTCTTGGATAATAAAAGGCTTTCTGCATTGTTGTTACAGTCGCTTCACTGCTGTATGTATTAGGTAAACCTATAATGCCTGCTTTTAGTTTCTTATGAGTGTGGGCGTAACGAAATTCAACCTTAAAATCCACATCAGAAATGGCATAAGTCTTTAATAAAGTGTCGTCTAAAATAAGAGGCGGCTCATAACCTTCAGCTAAATTATTAAGATGTAATTTATCAAAAAAATCATATAAATAACGAAGCTCTACTGGTTTAGTACTATTCATAGGTATTGCCATCACTAATACAGCTTGTTCTACAATGTTAATTTCTGTATTGGCTTCATCATGTATATCATCACCCATTTGCTGGTAATCAATACCTAGAATTTTTAGCAGTTTCTTAGTGCTATCGTATTCAGGTGTATTTTGATAAGCAGGAGCAGTACGGTTAACTCTATCGTATCTAAAAAATACAAAAGGAAAAAAAGTACCGTCACCTGAACGATCAGGCTCTCTCTGAACATCCAGTGTAGGATGGGTACCTAAACCATATTGATAAGTCCAGTAACCGGGTTTGATTGTTCCAGCATCATCATAATAATACTTAACCTGATAAAACATTAACTCGTTGCCTACATTAGGCACAACATAAATAATACGACCTCTTACTGTGTCACCTGTTCCGTCTACATACATCCAGTCAATGGCAACTTTTTCTGTATCATCAACACCAATCTCATAATCAACGGTAATAGGAGGACGGGAATTTATAAGATAATCATAACGACTACGACGTTCTGGGGTATAACCGCCAGCAGGAGAAGAACCCCATACCTTAAAAGTTCTATTTAAATCTTTATCTATTAAATCTTGGGAGTAAATAGGAACAATCTGCTCTAAAAAAGTATCGAAACCATTTGCAGCAGTTAAGCTTTGAATATTATTAGTTTCTTCCTCATACCCTAAATTATTAATAAGTGTTAACCACCCATAATGGGTATGATTCATCGGCTCCAAGAAAAAATAATCAATAGTAATAGCGAATCCTATTTGTGCTTCTATAATCGCTTTTGCTATGGCCCCACCGGGATTATCCAGAAAAATCTTACCACTGGGTAAACCATGAATATAATGATCCTTGCCGTATTGATAATACCTTTCAAAATTAAGAAATGATCCTGACATTAAATTATTAATGAAAGAATCAGTAATACTCTGGCCTTTAAAAATAGAGTTAATTAGTCCTTTTTTAATGGGGTCAGGTATTTTATCGTCAGGAACACCCTTAATAACGGTAGAAGATACAGCATGTACGCTACTCATAATTTTAATCACCTACATAAAAATAAAGGGAGCAATAAGCTCCCTTTACTGTAGTTACTCTATATTTAACTAATATGTGTTAAACCACCGTAACAGGGGATGCTCCAATACCTGTAAATAAGGTACTAATTGCACCAGCAATATGCGCTTCATCTAGTTTACTTAATGTTGTATCTGCACTGTTTGCATCTATAGTGCGTCTTACATTCCAAGTGTCAATTAACATTTTAGCTGCTTTCTGTTCGGCATCTCGTTGATAGCCTGCAGTTTGCCCAGCATAGAGTAATTTCTGTTTACCAATAACACTGTTATCGTCAACACCAGTCGGACTAATTTGAGCCGCTTCAGTAAGCTTTTTCTGATCCAGTAATACTTTCTCAGAGGTAGTCTTGAGTACTTGTTGCATCAGTACATCAAACTCAGCTTCCAGCTTACAAATCTGCTTCTCCATAACCAATTTTTCAGTAACGGCATTAAGCACCTTTTGAGTAGTTAAAGCAGTCTGTTGGTCTATGGATAACTCTTCAGAAACTAGGTTTAATAGCTGTTGTCCCTTAATACCGGTATCCGCTTCAACATTAAGCTTTTCAGAGGCCATGTTACTGGTCTTCTGACTGGTTAATGCAGTATTGGCATCAATGCCTAACTCTTCTGATACTAAATTAAGAATTTGCTGTGTCTTAACAGCGGTATCTTTATCAATTAACAGCCCCTGTTTAGGAATGTTAAGTGCCTCAGCTACCAAGTTAGTAGTCCGCTGAGAAACATTCACTGTCTCGGCATCAATCTTTAACTCTTCTGAAACCAAGTTAGTAGTACGTTGGCTAATGTTCGCAGTCTCAGCCACTAATTGACTGGCTTGATTATCCAGTACTGTTCCTTGTTTCGGAATATTCAGTGCTTCAGCGGTTAGGTTTGTCTCTTGTTGCCCGGTCAAAGACGTGTCAGCAACCACTTTTAGAGCTTGTTTGTTTGTTAAGTTAACTTCTTCAACTGCATTCAGAATCTGCTGATCAATAAGAGAATTTTGCTTACTCTTATGGGAGATTTCAGCATCCATTAAATCATTCTGTTTGCCTTTATGGATTATTTCCGCATCCATAATTTGACCTTGCTTAGGAATATTCAAGGCTTCAGCAGTTAAGTTTGATTCTTGTTGATTGGTTAAAGCGGTATCTGCAACAAGTTTTAGTACTTGCTGCTTGGTTAGATCAACATCCTCAATGGCATTCAAAATTTGTTGGGTAATCAGGTCATTTTGCTTACCTTTATGGATAATATCGGCATCCATCAAGTCATTCTGTTTACCCTTGTGAATAACTTCAGCATCTAGGATAAGACCTTGTTTTGGGATGTTTAACGCTTCTGCTGCTAGATTACTTTCTTGCTGGGTAGTTAAAGACGCATCAGCGGCTATTTTAGCAACTTGGTTTGTTACTACTGCAGTTTGTTGGACTTCTGTTAGTAACTGTTGATCCAGTAATAAATTCTGTTTGGTTTTCTGTACTAGTTCAGCATCCAGTAACAAACCCTGCTTGGGAATGTTTAAACCTTCGGCTGTTAAATTGGTAATCTGTTGATCAAGCAATTCATTCTGCTTAACCATGTTAGTAATCTGTTGGGTGGCTAACTGGGCATCTAAATCAACCCGTTGCTTCTCCAGGATGAATTGTAAAGACCGATCCATAACGGCCTGCATAGCGCCAAGATATACCGTGGAGTATTCTGGACCCTTGATACGGCTTTTAGCGTACTCCGCCTGTAGGTGGGTTTCCATGGCTCTCATGAGCACATCAAAAGCCCCGGACCCCTCTAAAGTAGTTTCAGTTAATTCAGCAATCGTGACTTCAGCCATCTACGGTACACCTTGGTTGTTTATTATCAGTAATTAAGCCTCGTCTTGCCCTTTGGCCATGGCTTGGCGTTGTGCGAGGTCTTTCAATTCGCGTTCGGTTAGCATCGGCAACACTTCAATGGCAAACTCACTGATCAGCTTACCTTTACGGGTACTGTTACCACGGCGATCTTTAACGGTATAGAAAATCTGACACTTACGGGCCACTAACTGATTATAGATAATTCGGGGGACATGCCAGCCTTCACTAGTATTAAAAGGTACATATTTCTTATGGGTACCAATTACTGCGTTACTGACGGTAAAAATCTCACCATCCCATTCACGCTTACTGGGATTCATACAGGTCACGTTAATACGGACAAGTTGTTCGGCTTCTCGACGCTTACGCAACTTCGTTTGACCGGGGGTTTCTTTCTGAGGGGTAACTACTGCTTGAGTTTCAGTAGGTTCGATTGGCTCAATAGTAGCTTTATCTGCTTCCAACAGTTCATTGATCTTGGCTTTAATAGCTTCCACACCAATAGAAGGGTGGTATTTAAGGCCCATACGGTCAGCACGCTGCTTTAGTACCGTAAGTTCGTCTTGTTTCGGTTCAGGTGAGTTGTTAGTAGTGTTATCAGACTCTTGCATCGTAAATCTCTCCAGTTAAATTGAAAACCAGGAAACCAGTTTTTATATTGGTTTCCTGGGTACTACTTAGAACTTAGCAATTAAAGCTTGGCTGCGGTCTTAACAAGAGCGATACGTTCACTTCGTAGTACCATAAAACCGTAATACCACTTAATGCTCATCAGTCCTGTCTCCCCGAAAGGATCGTCACGAGTAACTGCTTCTTTACCCGGCTTCTGGTGAAAAATCTTAAATTTCACCGTCTTACCGTCAGTTTGGAAACCAATAGTCGCAAAGGAAGCATCACCAACAACCAGCATAGGGAACACATCAAAACGCTGAGCTGTTTCATAGTGATCGGCATCAGAACTGGCATCTGCACCTGCACCCTCCCAACGAAGCATCTCAGGTACCACAACAATGCGGAATTGATCAATAGAGCCAACTTCACCGGTTAGAACAGTACCACCGGATGCATAATGCTGAACTGGAATGAAAGCGGCATTGTTATGCAAATCTTTCATTGCTTTGATGGTAGGAAGCAACTCAGAACCAATATACATAACCCGAGCAGCGGAAATGGTCTTGGTATCTACCAAACGGGTACCGGTAATCACTTTCGTGTGCTTAGGAGTACGGTTGTTGTCCAAGTCGATAGACAAGCGCAACAAATCGTTATAAGTCACGATAGTGGTATCGTCGATCTCGTTATCAGCAGTTGCTGCACCGGCATAACGGATAACACCAGCAGAGTTCAACAAGTCGATCTGCAAAGCGGATTCATTCAACTGAACAGCACCACTCAACATTTCCCGGCTGATATGCTGCATGAGTTCAGCATCTGTATCAAAGTCTAAGGACTCTTGTGTGTATTCGTCAAAAAAACCGAATTTCTCAATAGAGCCTTCCAATTCCTTACGTTTGAAGCCAACCCTATTAACTCGTCCACCTGTTTCAGACAATGAAGGCAATTTACCAGTAATAGTTCCTACGTCTTTACTAGAACCGTACAAGTTACCAGAACCTTGCTGGGCAACAGCACCCAAGTTCAAGGCAATACCCGCATCTTTCTTAGTCGCGTTGAGGTACTTGGCAGTGAGATCACCAGTAAGAGTAATAGTCGCTAAACCAGTACCGCCACTCTCATCAGCACCTGCAACAGCAGTAAGAGTTGCTCCTACGTTATCCTCAATAGCAGTAACTGCAGCCGCTTTATTGGCATTGGCAATAGCCATCACCGAAGCAGGCCAACGAAGATACCATTCAGTATTTGCAACGGTAACACCAGCAGCATCAATACCTTGATCGTTGATGTTTTCGTCATCCAACAGGGGAAGGTAGTGGTAACGCTTGATAGTCTTGCCCATATTTTTTGGAATGGACACTACATCTGCCAACTGCATAAAGTACTGTTCTTTACGCGTTTCAATGAGGGCTTGTTTATGCCAGTAATCAGTCCGAATCTGCGGACCAATGGTGGAAGCGGCACCCGGAGGTGCGTTATAAATTGCTTGCCCTGTATCTGCATCAGCCATGGTTTAATTCCTTACTACATAAGATTAACATTGAGTTTACTGAACTCTTCATCCGACATGGACAAGGGGTTAAAGTCCTGTTTCGGTGCAGGTCCAGCGGTTTTAGTTGAGCTGGCTGCTCGCTTTTTATCTTTAAGTTTCGGATCATCGGCTTTTTGCTTGGGTTTGGGTGTGATGATTGACTTGTCAGTGTTTTTACTGCCAGTTTCCTTGGATTCTGGCTTGGTAAACCCACCTCTTGCCTCGATAGCATCACCGGCCTGCTTATAAGCGTCAATGTCCGAAATACCTTTTAAGCGTCCAAACAGTCTCTCACTTTCAACCTCTTTGATAATCTGATCATAAATGCCGTTAGCTACGTGGTCATTTATCACTGTTAACAATTGGGGGTTTTCAGCAATAATCTGCTTACTTGGTCCGTCCCATTCCTTACTGACAATGTTTAAAGTTCTGGAGTAGCTTGACGTGTCTTGAATTTCTTCAAGTACCTGATCTAAGTCCAACTCTTTATCATGTACAGCGTATGATCCGGGCTTGTAATTGCTTTCCTGTTCTAAATCCATTTCCAGTGGATCAAGTCCACTGTCTTTGATTAATTTCTTAATGGCTTCAGGATTTTTCTTGTCTAAATCCATTAAGTAACTAAGTTTAGTTTCATCCAACAGTTGGTTGTTTTCAAGCATCTTCATGATTTTAAGATTAGGCTTAAGTGCTGCCATCTTCTTATGGTAGTTAGCCCCCATCTGCATGAGATTAACGGCTTCACTAACATTTTTAACCTGAAGTTCTTTACCGTTCGCCTTAAAAGGCGACAACAACTGTTCGTACTCCTTCTTATAATCTATTTTAGATTCTTTTTCAGAGGTTTTTTCAGTTTCATTCGATTTATCTGTTGAATCCGATTCCTCCGCTGCGTTTCCGTCTTCGTCAGCCTCCGCTGGCGCGGAGTCTCCCTCGACTGCACTTGCGTCGTCATCGGTTGCATCAGTAGGTTCAGTAGGAGTAGTTTCATCGGTACTATCGTCCTCTTGACCTAATTCTGATTCTTGTTCTTCAGTTTCATCCGTATCTTCTGTCTTATCCTCTTCAGGAGGCATCTGATTCATGGCTTCCTCGTCGGAAAGTCCAAGATAAGACACAGTATCCGTATCTTTATCTGTAGTTGCCGCTTCATCACTCATTATTTGTTATCCCCTTCTAACAGTTCTCTATGCGTTTCACGATCTGCTTCGATAGCTTTCTGGGCTGAATCCGCCTGAAAACGGATAGACTGGAAATAATGAACCAAAGAGCCAATAGCATCCATCTGTCTAAGAATACTGGCTTGACTGTCAGGGTCTTGTTGAGAATGGTCACTTTTAAGATGAACTAAACGACAAGGCTCATTATTGAAATAGTTCCGTAGAATCAAGCGTCTAAAATCATTATTGTTATGTAAACGCTCTAAGCAATTACCTAGTTCAATAAAATCCTGTGCTTGTTTAATGTTGAGTTCAATTTCTTGTATTTCAGTTTCATTACTCATAGTTACTACAACCTTATCATTGCTAATGGAGTTAATAAGTTTAGGTGTTAGTTAGCTAATATAGTCTATTTTTAACTGTTAATAAAATCCTCCAGAGCTTTCTTCGCATCTTGTTGGCTGTTAACGGCTACGTCTGCCTGTTTAGCCTGTAAGTTACCCTGTATTTTAGTTCTCTCTTTTTCTAGGTCACGTTCCTGATTAACCCCGGATTCTTGTTCAATAAATTCAAGATTTTTTAAGTCAGCCTCCGCTACTGTCTTACCAGTATTGGCTTCCTCGGTATTTACCTTGGCGGCATTCAAATACGCTTTAGCTTCTGTCTCCTGTGCTTCAGCCACTAACTTAGCCACTTCTGCCTTCTTAATTTGCACCTCCAGTTGAGCAAGCTCTACCTGAATAGGATCAGGTTCTGGATTGTAATCTTGAATCTTTTTAGCCAAATCAGGCATTTTCTTAAGATTGGCAATATCCCCTAGGATCATCTTGGATAGGCCAGGGTCCATGTTATTACCCATGGTCTGAAGCATGAAAGCCAGTTCTTGTGCCTTACTGTTATCTTCCTCAGCGGTACTAATACTCAAACGTAAATCAAAATTACCGGCTAAGTCATCTCGTCGAATCGTAACAAACTGGTCATTGGTAACCCGTACTGTTTCTTCTTCTGATAGAAACTCCGCATTCATGCTAATAATCTTACGGCCGACTTCTACCATTCCCTGAGCCAACCGTCTTAAAATACCTAACTCTCTTTTGGATGCAGCATCCAATGCACCACGAACACCCGTGGCGGTTTTTCCTAGGTTTTCTCCTGATATACCATTATGGAAGGCTTTTACCCCTGTTAACGATTCTGCTTCCATATTCTGCATTTGTACCATGAACTGAGCAGACTGAGGAATTTCAGGATACGTGTGCATGTGGAACGCTAAACGAGGATCAACTGTCGCGTTGTATTCATAGTCCTGACCAGACGTGAATTTACGTCGGTTAGTTAGGTCCAGTGCATCCTTACGGGTACCCATCTGACCATTAGCGGATTTACCCATAATATCAATCATGCCACGAGTCACCGCACCAATGATCTTCTGGTTATCCTCCAATAAAGCCCCATCAGGCTCCCCATAAATACTACGACGAACAGGCAAATACTGAACCAATACAAACGGTAGTTTCTTATCAGGAAAAGGGTTCAACTCCATACGAATTAACGTATCACCTACCCAAGCAGCCACAAATGGGACTACCAAACCAGAATTATCAATATCCCAGTAACCCCAGTATTCATACACTACAAATTTCTTACGTGGTTCGTCACTAAAGGTAAAATTACCCTCTTCAGTGGCATGATCCGGTTCACTTAACGGGGAGTTGTTATTGATATTAATATCTTTCAGGTTCTTATATTTACCGTCTTTTTCGAGCTGTGCGGTTGAAGATTCAAAGTGATAAACAACAAAGCTGGCTTTATCCAGGTCACCTTTACAGGTGGGATCAACTAAGACATTACGGTAATCACAGATTTCCAGTGTGGGTGAGTTCTTAACTGTTTTTATCTGTTTCTCCAGCTTAGTACCGGCAACAACCGGCTCAATCGGTACACCATTCTCCATTGTCATTTCATGGGCTATTTTTAGATGTTCTTCCAAACCATCAAATTCAGAGGGGGATTCCTGCATTAATTGATGAAATTGCTCGTGTTGTGGTCCCCATTCCGGATTCACTTGGTAAGTTACTTCAGGAACTTCAACTTCCACTTCCTCCTCATGGAAATCCCAACCTACTCGAACAATGGCAGTGCCTTCGTCCACTGCAGTACGGATATACTCATCAATAAAGCGGTTCTTGTTAATCTGGGTATTAAACTGATTATTCAAAACCAGCTTATTCTGTATAGCGGCTTCTCTGTCCTCAAAGGTCACAGGATCAACATTAAACAGATCAGGAGAACTCAAGAAAGGCTCACTTAACGCAGCATAGCGCCATTCAGCTTGCTTCCTAATGAGTTTCGGAACAACTTTAGAGCTACCTTTGGCTACTTTTACTTGTGCAGCCCCAGTAACATTCAAATTATCCAGCCAAACTCCAATCTTACTGATTTGGGTGTCATGAAAGGGTTTAGCTTCTGTTAAATCTTGTTTTAAATCCTTAACACTAGGTTCATTCGCCCAATCTGTTAATGGTTTTGCTGTTACATCTTTTTCTACTACACTACTAAATTCAGTCATACTAACAATCCCCAATGAATACATAACCTTAGTACAGTCTAATTCAATAAACCAAGGAAAACCTAAAAATGAAGTTTAAACCATTACATGCAAACTTTCAGATGCCAATCCGTTCTACTGAACATTCCGCCGGTTATGATATTTTTATGCCTGAAGCTGGCAGTCTATCCCCTTATAAAGACCCTGTTAAAATACCTTTAGGTTTTTCTGCGGCTATTCCCCAAGGCATTGTCGGTATTATTGTTCCCAGAAGTGGTAAAGGTATTAATCATGGTTTAGCTCTTAATAACACAGTAGGAATCATAGATGCGGATTACCGAGGAGAATGGGTTGCTTCATTGAAGGTAAGTAATAAAGTATTGGTATGGGAAGCAGGAGATCGTCTATTGCAATTCATACTACTGGCTTACAGCTCATTTGAATTTAGTATTGTGGATGAACTCCCTGAAACAGTAAGAGGATCAGGTGGATTCGGTTCTACCGGTAACTAGCAAGTTAGCCCCCATTAAGGGGGCTTATTCTTATCTTAATCTACCCTAATTTAGCTCTTACCAAACAATCTTTAGCTTCCAAAAGTTTTCTTAATCCTGCTGTTTTTTCAGCACTATCACCTAGTTCAGCATCCATTTGTTTAGCTAATTCACCTATAGGTCTACTTACTAATTGTAAGTGTGCAGGTAAATGTGCGTATTCAAAATATTTCATTAATTGATTAGCCATGTTATACAAACCCCTTGGTAGTAAATCGGTTATTTTCAAAATCAGTATCAATCTGGAAACCGGTATTCTTAAGTTCCTGTACTGCAGCTTCAAACTTAGCCGTGTAATTATTCCCTTCATGGAATTCTTGTACCAAACCAATAGGATTAAGAATACGACTGGCTACGAAATACAGTAAAGCCTGCAAATGTGACCCCGGCAAGTCAATATCTACAGTAAAAGGTGGCAGTAAGTGGGCGTGTTCACTTAAAGGGGGATGATCAGCCCGGTAGACAACATTAACAGTGGTAATAGGCGTCTCTTGAGGAGGGATATACAGAACATTGTAGGCAGGAGTCCGTAAGGAGTACTTATCACCTGACTTATTCAAGGTTAGTTTGTTACCGTTCTCGTCAGTGACCTGTTCTATCTTCAGTAAGTCATCATAGAAAGGACTATTCAAGTCTGAGATGTATTTAACCGGTTCTGTTGAACTAATGTTACTTTCAGCAAAGCGTTTTACCAAGGTATAAACTACTTTTCCTTTTTGTAGGGTAATATCAAAAGATTTCTCTTTTAATAAAAACCGCTTATGTAGTTCTGTTAAACCAAGCGTAATATTCCTAATAACCTTCTTACGATCCTCTTCATTAATACCTTGGCCTTCATTGGTTAAAGAAAGCTGACTTAACTCACCAAAGGTTAACTGATCGAATATATCTTGTAACTTCATACTAATTTCCTCTAAACAATATAAGAATCCAAACGATTAGGTTCATCATCCTCTTCATCTAATTCCCATATACCAGAGTTACCTGCTTTCTGGAAAAGAGTCTCTTGGGTGGGTTTCCAAGGTTTTAAAGAGGCTAATTGTGACACAGTATCAATGAAGTCATCGTGTTTACTTCTAAATCCTGACATTGCAGCCAAGCTTAGTTCATCAACTGCCTCAATCAACTCAGTGCTGGTCTTTTTCTCAATTGGAAAATATATCTTACGCGCCTTAAACCAAGGAACAACAATATTAAACCGCATCATCTTATTGGTATTAGGCCGTATACCCGGTTGATTGGAGTTATTGTCACTGGCTAAAGGAAAATAAATATTACGTTCCATCATTTCATTCTGAACCCAAGGTATAAATCCACCCTGTTGGCCGCTTACTTCTATTCCTACCTGTTGTGGTCTATAAATCTGTGCAAACTTAAACAAGGCATCAATATTAGCATCCATTAACTGACGCTTACATAGTCCATCAACCCAGAACCAATCACCGTTATTGTTATAAGCCCAAACACTAGTAAAAGAATAGTCACTACTCTCTCTGGTACTGGTAGCAAAATCCGTTGTAATATAAAAATTAAACAGGGACTTATTCTTAATAACATTGTCTATCTTATACCATGCAATATCATGGTCCTGGATCATCCTATCTTCGTCACTCATGATCCGTAACATTAATTCTTGATTGAAGGTATGAATCTTACCGGCTAATACAGCCTGATCATACTTAAGTTTTACATATTGATAGTTAAAGCGGTCTGTCCAAGCGCCTTTAAATTCATTAGGCTCACAAGGAAACCGTTCACACACGGGATAGACGTTAACCTTCCAAGCACCACTCTCTATGGCTTTATACAGGGGATCTTTCGCATTAAACGGTGTACCACTCCATATAATCTTAGAACGGGTAGGATGTAGTGCATAGTCAATAGCTTTATAGATGGTATCTTCAACACTAGCAATTACTGTTGATGATCTTGCGTCTTCATCACTAATCAAATCATCAAGTACGGCTAATTTAGGTCTAACCCCCATTTCCTTAGCACCACGTACCCCTGTTTTTGATCCGTAACCCTTTACAACAAAAACCTTACCATCTATGTTTTTAAATTCCCATCTTATGTCCGTAAAACGAATAGTAGGGATAAACTTCTGTAAAAACTCACTATTATTCCATCTATGTTCCATGTTCTTACGCATATTCTTAACACCATTTTCAATGGAGTCAGAAACATATAAAGCCAGTTCAACATCACCAAAACCAGGAATAGCACCATAAGTACCCAAGTATAAAAAGAAATACTCACCAAAAAGTGTTGTCTTTGCTGCCCCCCTGAAAACCATATTAGCAATTCGTGGCTCTGGCCCTGCTACTTGATCTAACATTCCATAATGAAGAACAGGGGTTAAATTCTCTTCTCCTTTTCCTCCATTAACTAATTTAATAAAGGTGACAAACTCTAATGCAAAATCACTCGGTACATAATTCGGATCAATTGAGTAACTAACCCCATTAAGCCAATCATCAATACTCTTGGCAGCGGCCATATCACTCATAATTTATTAACCTTAATACTTGTTCAACTCGCTTAAAATCTTCATTAGACGTGTCCAATATTTCAGGGGAAGAGCCAGGAATTTCATCCATGGAATCCTCAAAACCTGATTCAAGATAGACTTCTAATTCCTCCATTGTTTACTACTCTCAATAAACTCTTCATCGGACATATTTAATAAATCTTCTGAACATGGAGCCAATACATAATTATCATCCCAATAAGTACCAGCACCTTCATCCCTATCATCAATAGTCTGCAATACAGCTATAACACCCCTCATATTATTTATATCAATATCCGCTGCTTGAAGCTTATTAATAATATTAAGAGTATGACCTAATTTATTATTAGTCCTACTTAAATCTAATTTTAAAAATTCATTTTTAGTTACTAGTTCTCTGTATTCTTTACCGGTTACTAGTAAGCCTCTAAATACCTTCTTTAATGTAAAAGATGCCACGTTGTGAATAACATACTTGAAACCAAAAATTCTAAGGGATTGTTTCTGTTTAAACCAAAAATTTAAAACACTCATTTGTTAACTTCCTCAGATTCACCTTCAATAATTAGCCTACTGTGTGCAACTTCCTCGGCATTCATTGCACCAGCAGAAAGCATCTGTCTCTGTTGAGCCACGAGTTCTAGTGTACTGGCTTTCAACGCTTCAATTGCACTATTCTCTTGTAAGCCAATATTCAAATCTACCTTCTGTGTCTCGGGCATTTTCAAGTGCGTCAATATACTGTTAGCGGCATCACTTCTTACCTTCTCACTGTTAGCCGAAGTCATCAATTCACATTGAACATTCAACGCCTTCTGATACATATCCGCATTTAGGATATAACTCGGAATTAGTGTCTGTTCATAAATCAGATTAACCAGTTTCGACTTGTTATAGGCTGTCACATAACTGGCAACATCTTTACTTGCTACCCCCTGAGTTATAAACCGTTGATACTTAGCCGGAAAAGTCTTGATATAAGCAGCAATATTGGTATCGCCCATCAGCTTATGGCTTATATATTTTACTGCATCAATATAACTACTTACCTTAAACCGACCCTCCTGCATTACCTTCGTATAACTCAGCATATTATCACGATAGGTTTCATACATTTCAGGATCGCCCAAGGTACTCTTTATCTGATTAACTAAATCCACATTAACAGATTTCTTAAGATTCCCAGGCAATGCCCTCTTAAATTGATCAATCGTAAAATCATCCATCCTTATTTATCCACTTCAAACGCATCACTACCTAACTTATTTAAATCATGAGCAATAACAGAAATCCCTAATGCCACAAAAGGAGTTAACAACCAAGCTAACCAAATATTCAATGTATTAAACATAACTCCTATAATCACAGCCCCAATAACAATAAAAACCAAAGCCAGAACTTTTAGTAACACACCACAAGCCAGATCGATTATTAAATTCATTAATCCGCATCCCTATTGAAAATCACCATCAACACACCAAGAGGCCAGAACAATGCAGTATAGATAATTTCCCTATTATTCAAAGGCTCTTCTTTCCCATCAGTAATTATCATCATGGCCCCAAAACAATAAGCACCCAAACCCCAAACCACTATAAAAAACGATATAAACAAACCCCAAACCAATGCCATTATCTATTCACTCCCAAACCAATAAAGTTAAATTACTATCGCCATATTTCTTACTCTTATGAGTCCTGTTACTCAAACAATAAGGACAACCCCCACCATTTAGACATGACCTAACCGTCTTCATATTTTTCCTGTCCTTATCCTGAATACATTTACCTTTGTATTTCCTAACCGTCTTACCCATAATCTGAAACCAATAAATTAAAGCAATAATACTACATACTTGGTATAACTCTTGCATGTAAAAAGAACCTACTCTATCGGTTAACTATAGTATATTTACCAATCTCCGCCAACTCATACCCTCTTAATAATCTTCCCAACATAATCCAATTAAGGCAATTGTTATACAGTAACCTCTAGTATTATTGGTTTCATTAACTGTAAATTAGAACAGTAAAATTATTATTATTATTATTATTAAAAATAATTTTTAAAATTTATAAAATGAGTATGAACCTTCAGGTTTTTGAAAAAAATCATAATTAGGTATGAATCAAGTACTTACTAACAGGGGTCTCCATAAATGGAGTACCCCCCCTAAACCCTTACACAAAAGGTCAAAACAAACGGCTAAAGCCGCAGAAGCGGGAATAATCCCATAACTAAGGAGAGCACCATGATCAAGTCGTTTTTCTCAATGTTCACTGGCCTATTTAACGCCCTATCAGGGTACATACTAGTGCTGGACAAGAGTGCAGAAATAGCGAATAAGTGGATGGATCTAGCGTCGGAAATGACCGACCATGAAATTGGCTTATCAAGGCTAAATAACTTAGCAGAAATGGAGGCGCTACAAGAGCAACTCAAACTCACGCCACTGCCACCGCTGGGCCAAACCAAACCCAAGACCAAACCAAAGCCCAAAACCAGCTAAAAGCCAGCCCCACTCCTAGAGTGGGGTTCTGGTTTTTTACACAGTACACAATACACAACATCAGATAGTTAGTTATAACTAGAAAGATAGGTAATAAATAGTAGGAAATACGCTATTAATTTACCGTAAGTCAT